ATGAAGCGGTTTCATGCACTATTCAGATTGGAACTTCGGTAGAAGATAGTTCCACTAAAGATTCTCCAACTGGATATGCACAGAGCCAGGTTACATCCAGAAACTGGAATGCGCAAGTTGAAACATTTGATGTGGCACTTGCAAAACTCCGTTCTTGGATAAATCTCTTTAATACGCAAGCATTGGGTGCAAGCGGTGCGACAGGTATTGTTGTAGGTTGGGATCAGACCTCTGGCAACGATAACAAGACACTTGAAAATGCAGACATTGCTCGATCAGGTGCTGCGTGGCTAACAGATATCTCACTCCAAGCAAATGACAGACAAACAGCGCGCCTCTCGCTCCAGTTTACTGGAAATGGTGGTATCGCATAAAACTCGAATGAACTATGGATAAAGGTCAGCATATACGACTTCTCATTAACACTACTAATGGAAGTGCATCAGGCTATGCTTGCATAGCTATGGCGCGAGAGCTCACATTTCATTTGAGCGCAGCTACGGAATCATCCACAACAAAAGATACGACAGACACAACTGGCGGAGATTGGGATGAGTTCGATATCACACAAAGAAGCGGAGACATCCAGTTTGGTGGTCTTGTAAATGTAGGCACAGACACAGGAAAAGTTTTTAACGACATCTTGAGTGGCGTTAGTGATACGCAAATCCATTGGGAAATCTGTGTCGTTGGTGGCTCACAAAACCGCGTTATTTCTAAGACAGTCTGCAAAGGCCTTGGCTTAATCACCAACGTTTCTGCAACTGGTCAGGTAGGACAGCTCGCAACCTATCAGGGAACCATTCAAATTGTTGGCCCTGTGACAGTAGGAGCAGACTAATACAAACGAAGTCACTCGCTTTCCTCGCGTCTTTTTGCAAGTGGAGCGGGTGGCTTTTTCTTTCACTTTTTATAAATAGGAACTATGGCACAATCAATTATTATTAACGGCAAAGAATATCCTGTTGCATTCAACATGACTACTGTTCTTTGCTATGAGGAAATCGTAGACAAGTCTTTCTTTGGCGAAGACTTTTCCCGCAACAAGGAGCGCATGGCTCTCATCTTGGCTGCTGTGTATGCAGCGGATGAAAAATCCACTCTCGACATCGAAGAGCTGAAGAACATCCAGAACTGGCATGACATCGCAGCAGCATTTAATGTAGTCATGGCTATGGCTGGCGAGTTTTTCAATCTGCCCAAAGTTGTGGCAGATGCTGAAAAGCAAGATGCAGCAGAGCAAGAGGAAAAGAAAGGAGAAGACAAGCCAAAAAACTAATGTCCGCTCATGACTATTATACAGTAGTTGTGGGCGAAATTGGAGTGCCACCATTGCGCTTCAGAGAGGGCTTGAAATGGTGGGAAATACGCAGCATCATTCGTGGTTACAATCGTAGGCACAGAGATATGTGGAGTTCTGCCAGATGGCAAACTTACAATCTTATGTGTGCGATACCTTATTGCGACCTTGCCAAGAGTGGAATACACAAACCAACAGACCTTATCAAGTTTCCTTGGGATGATGAACAAAATATCTTGCCGACACAAGATGAGATGAGTGACTTTATGGCAGAAGCTGATGCGATCAATAAACAAAGGAAAGGAAATGGATAGCAATACAATCATTCTTTCAATGACCACATGGCCACCGCGCTATTCTACAACGGCAAGTGTCATGCAAGAGCATATCTTTCAGCGCAAGGCTTCTGGTCTTGAAGACAAGGTGCATTGTGTACTGGTATTGAGTGAAGAAGAGGCTTGCTCCACATATTCGCGTGAGAATGCTTGCAAACTCATGGCTGCAATGGATGAAATGGGAGTAGAAGTTATCATCGACAAAGGTAACATCCGCTCACATAAGAAACTCATTCCAACGATTGAGAAATACCCTAACAATCCCATCCTTGTTGTGGATGATGATGCCATACAAAGAGCTGCATGGCTTTCTACTTATGTTGAAGACCATGCAATGTATCCAGATACCATCATCTACGGACAAAGCCAAAGTCGCATATCTGTGAATGATGGCATAATCCACGAAGAAAGAAGCATGATGCCATCAAGTAGGGCAGGAAAGGAGTCAATAGACTTGAAGCCAGCAAGCGGTGCAGCAGGCACTCTTTTCCCTGCACATACTTTCAAAGATGAAAGGTTCTATGATAGAGAATTGTTCATGAAGGTTTCGCCTACAAGTGATGAGACTTGGCAATACGCATTCGCTATGATAGAGCATCCAAAGTTCAGATGTCTATCAAAGTGCAATATGACTACATTTGCAGGAGCCAACCAAGAGTGTGCGCTTTTCAATACCAATCGTAATCTGTACGACAAGATTCACAATGACATTGCAAAGGCAGTTCCTGACTATTTAGAGGCATTACAACGGCTTCTTTGAGAGTAAATCATCTATCTTTGTGAAGTCTTCATGCACATCTTCTGCAAGCACCTTTGCATATCGTAGTGTTTGCCTTATATTCGAGTGCCCAAGCATTCTGCTCACATTCTCAAGTTTCACACCATGCCTTAACATATAAGTCGCGAATGTATGTCTGGCGAGATGTGAGTGCAAACGTGTCTTTATGCCACAAGCAAGACCTATTGCATGAAGCTCTCTATTGTAGACTGCATTCACAATCTTTGGTGTGTTCATGTCGTACTTCTCAAGCACTTGCACAGCAGGGGGCAATAATTGGCTAACATAAGGCTCACCAGTCTTGATGCGCTTTGCAGTAAGTCTCCATTTTCCACCAACTTTCTTGTACTTGGAGAAATCGAAGACTTGTGTATCTTGGTAGGAGAGACCAGTCCAGAGCTGGAAAATAAACAAGTCCTTTGCTTGATCCATTAAAGAGCCAGATGTGGGCGCAAAGTCCATGATTTTCTTCACTTCATCGTCTGTGAGGTATTCGGTTGTTTCATGATCGCCTCGCTTAAACTTTCCTCGCAGCTTTGAATAGGGATTGGATGCAATCTTTTCAAGCACTTCTGCTCTATAAAGCAAATGTCGCAAGTTCTTATGATAATTGTGTCTGCCAGCATCGGAAAGTGGATGAGAGCGGTAAACTCTGCTGCGCAGCCATACATCGAAGTCCATAATGTTTGCGACATTCACATCTGCCCATGTCAGTATTTGACCAAACTCATGCAGCCTTTTTGATAGTGTGCGATAGTGCTTAAAAGTTCCTTGCTCAATGTCGAGCCTTGCAATCTCTTCATCTACCCATTCTAGAAAATCGGATGCACACCCAGGCTGCCACACTTGTCTGCGAATGTCAATGATGTTTATCTCTCTGCCATCTCGCAAACGAGCATTTATCTCTTGCATCACCTTGGAGACAATAGTGCCAAGTCTGTTGTTTAGTTCATCTGCATGGGGATGGTTTATAACCTTGTCGAATGCCCATTGCTTTGCGCGTATGCGCACACCTGTATTTATATAATATGGTTTGCGATTGACAGTAACTCTCACTTCAAGAGGCCCTTCAGCATTTGGCTTGACTCTGCCACGATGGTCGAATACGATTGCTGTTGTAATCATAGTTAATAGGTTTTTGTGTTTACCCACATTTTTGCGGATGGGGAAACATTGGGGAAACATTCATACCAAAATCTCCCAAAATCTCCACATTTCTCCATTTCTCTAAAACACTTGCAAACCTTTTATCCATCAACAATCCCTTTATTTATCGGTGTTTCACGCAATTTTATTAAGTGACTCCGGAGGGATTATGAGGGGATTAGAAGGTGTTTGTGTTTCAGGGAGTTAGGCAAGGGGTGGGGAAACGGATTTGTAATTATAGGTTATTTTTCTCAATTTTTCGCATTGTTTAGTAGGCTTTCATGCAGCCTTTGACTACGAAGACTGCGAGGAGTTCTTCTTTGGGTATCATCTGCTCTTCATAGTCCTTGTTATCTGCTATGAGCTGGATGCTTTCTCCTTTGTCATTCACTCGCTTTATGGTGCGCAAGCCGTTCTTTGTTACGATGGCATAGATTTCGCCACTTATGAGGTAACGGAAATCTTCAATCTGCTTCAAGGCTACCATATCACCAGATGAGATTGTGGGAGCCATTGAGTCTCCATGAGCATTCACCCAGCAAGTGCATTTGTTGTATTGAGGGAAATCAATGTAACTGTCAGGCACTCTCGTTTGGTCGTTTTCCATGATGTCAAATCCAAGAGTAAAGTCCACATTAAAATACGGCACTCCCTTTGCTTCAACATCCTTGGCTTGCTCTTCGCCTGTCATTAGCCATTGCTTGTCAACTTTGTATGTGTTGCAAATAGCATCAATGAGAGATGCAGGAACTGGTCTCTTTCCATTGATGATTGTATAGAAGTTGCCACGCGCGTAGTTAATATTATCAGCAAATTTACTTGCTGTTATATTTTCTTTTTTAACGACTGACATAATTCTTTCGATTAAGTCTTCGTTTATTTGATAAAATTGCTTTGCCATAACTCTTTTATAATTCGTTTAAGTGTTCTAAAAGTCGCACCATTTGTTCATAATGTCTTATTTTGGAAAAATAATCATTCTTTTATGGTATCGTTTAACTCGTTTTTTCATACTTTTGCACTCAGGAAACCTAAACGGACACAAAATAGCCCTGCGGCCTGAAAAGGTCACCTGAGTTTGATAGGGGTATCGGCAAAGGTAGGGCTTTTTTCGATAAATGAGATAAAAATATAACATAAAGGTAAAGAATTAGGACAATGAGAACAATTGGCACAATGACAGAGCAAGAATTGAGGATGCTTGTAGCAGATTCTGTGAAGCAGGCTCTCTCAGTTAAGGCAGATCAATATGTGACTGGCAGGGAACTATGCAAGCAGTTGCAAATGTTCACTCCAGCTCTGCTCAAAGAGTTTGGACATATCATGCCCAGAGCAAAGGCTTCTATTGTCTTCAATGAAACTGGAAAAGTCCATGAAACTGGATGGGCTTACAATATCGGTCAAATTCGCAAGATGATTGACGAGAATAGGTTAGAGTTCATCTTCAAGCCGAAAGTCGCTTACAAGGCAAATAAATGCCGTTAAACGAGAAACGAGAATATATAAACCAACTTAAAATATAAGATATGGAAACTTTAGCAAGAATTTGTGTTTTGTTCATCATTGCAATGTTCCTTGTTTTTGGAGTTGCAGGACTGATTGTTTGGTGTGTGACTGGCACTTGGTGGAATGGTATGATGGGAGTGCTTGCTCTCATTGTTGGAGCCGTTGAGATTCGTCACTTCAAAAAAGAATGTTTAGCAGAAGATTGATATGAAGTTCATTGGTAAGTTAGTCTCCAAGTTTGACTATCAGCAGGGCTCGAATGAGAAAGGCCAATGGGCAAGGGCAAGTTATCTGCTTGAGACAGTAGAGAGTTATCCGAAGCACCTTGCTGTGAAGGTCATTGATGGCTTGAGCAATAGGATTGCCCAGTTTGATGCACTCATCGGCAAGAATGTGGTGGTGTTCTATGATTTGGATGCACACGAATATCAAGGTAGGTGGTTTAACGACATGACAGCATACGGCATCCAGTCATGTGATCCAGAACCACCAAAAGAACAATAAGCCCAAGTGTGGGCACTTCCGACTCACAATAAGCGCAAAAGGGAAGGAGCGCGGGCACAATGAGTCGGTGGCAGAGATGGTGGCTGAACGGAAAGGCAATAACTCTAACGTGTATTTCTTTTGCAAACTAAGCAGGTTCGACTCCTGCCCATCTCACGAAACGCAATGAGGTCGTACAGGCCAGCTCGCAAGAGCAACGAATAATGAACAGAGAGTGGCTGACTCTGCTGCCCACCATTGCAAGCGGTATTTGACAGTTTTACATACGATAAGAGACTGCGTGAGAGGGGCTTTGCTCCTGGGCGCATCTCAAGACATAACGCCTTATACTTATAGTATGAGGTCAACAGAGGCTTTGTGCATTGTGCCAGTCAAAACAATGCACATATTGGGAGCCCTCGGTGGTTTGCCCTTAAACAAAAGAAGTATTTATCGCGCGTTTTATGGAAGTATGGCTGCCTTTCTAATAAGTTCTTTTGTGCTGAAGGCCATATTTAGGCATAGAGGGAGTTCGATTCTCCCTGCTCCCACCATTACATTTGTTGTAAGTTGTTAGTATTAGGTTTTAGCATTTTCTTGCTGTGAAGCAACATAAATGGTTTTTGTTTATTCATTTTTAATCGCAAGCACTTAGTCGTGAGATTGGGTGCTTTTTCTATGAAACAATAGCACTAACATACAATGGCAGTTGACGAACTGCAAGGCTCGCACGAATCCCTGACAATCATATATCGTGTATGCCGAAAAGCCAGATAGGGATTTAATCAATGTCTGGCATTCTTTGCAATCAATAAACTAAATATAAGGAACTATGAATTATGAACGAAGAAACAAGCAAGCTGCCTGACATTGGGCAAGCAGAAGAAGTGCCACAATTCTTGTCGCAAGACAAGTGGTTTGGCATTGATGTGCATCCTTACAGGCTTGACTTTGCAAAGAGGTATGAAGCACCAAAATACACTCTTTCATGGAATGGCATTGGCTTTGCTCCGTTGGGTGGCATCCATGCAATAACAGGTCAGGCAGGCACAGGCAAAACAATGACTATTGCGCAGTTCATTGCTTCAATTCTTTGTGGTGAGTTTGGCAATCTTCGGTATGAGCTGGAAGATGACATACCAGAACCAAAGGTGTTGTATATAGACACAGAGATGGAAGAGGCCAACACCATTGCAATGAAGAATCGAGTCCTGACAATGTGCAATAGACAACTTGAGCAGAATTATGATGATTTTGTAGTGTTGATGCTTCGAGAGGTAACTGGAGAGGACAGAACATCTGCTGCTGTGATGAGATGGCGAATGGTGCTTAAAGCCATATATGAATACAAGCCGACAGTCTGCTTCGTGGATGGCTTGCTCGATGTTGTAGAGAATTTCAACGACAACACAATGTGCCAGGAACTCATCTACAAATGTATGCAAGCAGCCACACACTACGGCATCAGCATTTGGTGTCTAGTCCATCAAAACCCAGGGGGAGAGAAGTTGGTCGGTCATCTTGGAAGTATGCTTGAGCGAAAGGTAACAGACATCTTTCAAACGAGCAAAGAGAAGAATGCCACAACTGGACTTGCCACATTCACCATCACGCAGAAGAAAGCGAGAGGCAGAGACATTCCAGATTGGAAGTTCCAAGTGCTACCAGTTACAGGTTGGGGCATTCCAGAGCAACTCAATGTTGCACCAACGGAAAACGACACACCAGAGAACATCAAACAATGGCTCACAATCGGCAGGGATGATATTGAGTGGCCTGCGACAAAGGAAAAGATACGCAGCATCTTCAGGAATAGGGGTGGAGTCAAGAGCAATCCTGCACAACTTGACAATTTGAAGGTAGCAATCAATTTGCGCTACATCATACCTCAACCAGACGATACATTGATAAAAGGACAAACACATAAGAAGTTCATCCTTAATCCAGTCATTTTCCCTATTAAGGAAGACCTACCATTTGAGCCACCAAAAGATGAGCAAACAGTCCTCGATTTTTAGTAACTTGCCCAACTTGCCCATATATCTCTCTATAAATAGAGATATATGGCAGGTAACTTGCCCAAACTGCTACGCAGCAACAAGCCCACTGCCCTGCGCTGATATAAGGGCTTGGGCAGAGAGGGCTGGTTACAGCTTCGCAGTAGCTCGCGCACACACGCGCGAATGGACAAACAACCAGAGCCCTATGATATGGGGCGCAACACGCAAACAAATATGGATAAAATAGACAATCTGACTGTTCAAAGAGTAATTGATACGGCAAACGATCACATTGTGGATATCATTGGTAAGTTCGTGACTTTGAAGAAGAAAGGTGCAAGGTATTTCGGCCTTTGTCCGTTCCATGATGACCGCAACGCAACAAACTTCACAGTCAATCAAACAAGAAGACTTTACAAGTGTTTTGCTTGTGGGGCAGGCGGTGATGCCATCAAATTCCTTATGGAGCATCTTAATCTCAAGTTCATGGATGCTATTCGTTGGGTTGGGCAAGAGTACGGCATACCCATTGACGATGTGCCTGTCAACTATACACCACCACCACGCAAGGAGCCTGAGCCATTGCCTATGTTTGAAGTGCCTTTAAGTGAGGTGATTCGCTCAGAGAGGTTAGATCATGACACACTTGTCAAGTGGATATGTTCTTTGCCTTGGGATGCTTCACAAGCTGGCAGGATAGACAGAGCATTGAATGAATACTACATTGGTCATTCAAAGTTCGGTCACACAATATTTTGGCAGATTGACGAGCAACAAAGAGTGAGGACTGGAAAGATGATGCTCTACAAAGAGGATGGGCATCGAGCAAAGAATGTTGACTATAACTTCGACTTCATTCATGCAAGGCTATTCAGAGACAAGAGTCTGCCACAATATGACGAAGACAAGTGCGAGGTGAAGCAATGCCTGTTTGGGCAGCACCTTCTGAATGCTTGGCCCAATGCTCAAGTCAACATTGTAGAGTCGGAAAAGACTGCATTGCTTATGGCTATTGCATACGGCAATCATGCAGCAGACATTTGGATGGCTTGTGGCGGTCTTTACAATATCACAAAGGAAAAGTTGCAGCCACTCACATCTCAAGGCAGAACAATAGTGCTTTTTCCAGATAGGGATGGCATAGAGAAGTGGAAGAACAAAGCAGCAGAGCTGAAGACCGAAATGAAGTATCAAGACATATCAGTCAACACCAACTATGTTGGAAAGTATTGGCTCCCTGAAGATGGCCCAAAGGCAGACATAGCAGATGTAGTGTTAAGGTTTTTAGATGTAGATAACAGGAAACAATATCATGGAAGACAAACCAAAGTATCGTAAGCAACAAACGAAAGTGCATCCGTTCATCCACCATCGGCTGGAGAAGATAGCACAAAAGAAAGGCATTAGTGTCTATCAAATGCTGCAAATGGTATGCGACACTCTTGCCAGGTACATGGATGACAAACACAATCTAACTCCTGAGATGGAGAAAGCAATGTCAATCTTTGAACACATGGAAGGTTGGAAGAAAGCACTCAATCTTGCCGATCCAACTGTGCAGAAGAAGATAGGAGAAGCAACGTACTTCTTGTACGATCCAAAAGGAAAGCGCAAAGGTTTCAGAGCCGTTCATGTGACAAGACCATTGGAGAAGAACTCAGGCGAGACACTCAATGCCATTGGTGACTGGCAGCAGACAATAAACATTCAAGACATCTTGGAAAGGACAATCTGCTTGACTATGCCAGAACGTTACATAAGACTGCGCAGGCTTGCAGCCACAAAAGACTGCAATGGCATAGTTGAGCTCATCGACACATTGATTGACGAGCATAGTCAGGATGAAGATGTAAGGTTCTTTAGAGAGGCTTTCGAGGATGCAGACCGCAGCGAATATGGCGTTAAGCCTTGGACTGCACCATTCAAGAGAAAGCACCATAAAGATCCGTATTTCCAAGAATTAAACTTAAAGACAGATGAAGACAATAGAGAAGTTGAAGTTGACAGCGAGGGAGCAGAGTAGAGTAGTGTTGCAAGAGAAAGCACTTTGCCAGATGATTCGCAGAGGCGAAGCAGACAAGACAAAGGTTTATATTGAATGCAACATTGGGCATCACAAGTTCGAGAAGAGAGAGTTTATAATTTGGAAGATAAACAACATATATCGCGCACCATACGAACTAATCCAGAAGCATCGAGCATTCTTGAGAGCGAAGTATGGTGACAACATTCCATACATTTACGAAGGACATGGGCAATCTGGTTGTAAGGATATTGACAGCGAACTATGAGGATTACGACAAGTACGATGAGACATCTTGCACCTTGAAGCATTGGCCTGATATGTGGCCAGAAGAGATTGCAGCAGAAGCAGCACTCTATGAGGAAAGGATGGAGCGCAATCGACAAATGTACTTCATGGCACAAGACAATGTGCAGCGCACAATCATGCACTTTAAGAGATCAGGCTTTAAGCGGTGGGAGATGGATGAGTTGAAGGACAAAGCTCTTATGTCGCTGGCAGATGAACATGGATGGAAAGTGAAGAATGGTGACTGTGTGCGATACGATAAAGTGACACCCATTATTGCAACACGCCATTGCGAGGATGAAGTTCTGGAAGACATAGAGAACTTTATGAAACGCGAAAAGAAACTCAAGAGGAAACTGCAAATGATGAAGCACTCAAAGGCAAAGCCAAACCACAAGCGAGCATTCGAACTGGCATTGCTCAGTCTCATTGAAGAGCAAGGTTGGCAGCGAGTGGAGACATATTACAACAATAAAGTTTTCTATCACTACAAGACATGAGCCGAAACAAAGACTATCAGCGAATGCTCAACAGTAAGCGGTGGAAGCAACTGCGAATGATGAAACTTGAGCAATCCCCACTTTGCGAGCTATGTGCAGAGAAAGGTCTTGTAGTGGCAGCAGTCGATGTTCATCATCGGCTCCCTGTTGAAGAGGCTCGCTCACTTGCAGAGATGGAAGCTCGCTGCTTTAACTTCGCCAATCTGCAAAGCCTTTGCATATCATGTCATGCCAACTTGCACCGCAATGCCCAAAGCCACACGAAGCAAGCGCACCAACAAAGGCAAGCAGAGTCGCTTGCAAGGTGGATAGCGAGGCATGAGAGATAAACCCTCGCCCCTCGTTTTAGGCAAAAAATGAAAATAATCCGAAAT